CTCCACGCATCGCCTTTCCTTTGACAGAAAGATAATTATCCGTAGTCTCTTTCATCAACTCAAGAAGATGATTATAGTCTGGTACAGCAAGAAGAATCTCTTCATCATACGGCAAGCCCTGCTCATCAATATCCAAGGCGGATGCTTGACCAAACTCCGCCCTAAGAGGCATTGACAAATCTGCATACTCTGTACATCCTGTTAGATTCGTGCAGATAGTTGGCATGCCAGTAGCTATCGCCTGGAATGGAATCAATCCAAACCCCTCGCCTTGAGTCGGATATAGCATACAGTGACTATGGTGGTACAAGGAGATCAGGTCGTCTTCACTAAGGAACTGAGTGATTATCGTAATTTGCGGATGATTCTTAACCTCATCAAAAGAAGGATCTAGTTTGAGATTAGATATAGCGTCAGTGGCCTTCAAGATAAGATGATAGTCCTTATCCCCTTCATACAATTCCAAGAAGGCCTTAATGACCATTCTTACATTCTTTCTAGGTAGATCTCCACCTACATGCAGAAAGTAAAACTTATCACCAATCTCTCGTTCCTCAATTGCCCACTCATCAGAAATGCCATGAGGGACGACTCTTATTTGAGGATCTAAGTTACATGCTTTATAGGCATCCGCACACCAAGAAGAAGTCGTCCATATTTGATCGCACTTGTTCAGGTTATCAATCCAAGCTGGAGGAATAACAGTGAACTCCCAAGGGGTATATCCAATAACCTTAGCACTAGGAAACTGATAGTAGAGGGGTATGCAATAATTCACATGAGCTTTAGTCCCAGTGCTATTCCATAACACTTTTTGATCCTTCTTGAGGAGAGCGTTAAATATCTGCAATGACACCTCAGTATAACCAGCACTCCTCCATGAAGAGCCTGTAAAGTCTAAAGACTGAGGAGTGAACCACGATATATCTGTTTTCATACCCATACTAGAATCTCAACTCCCATATCTCTAAGTTCAAAAGCATCATCTTCAGGCATCCAATACTGGATAGGTCTCTTGCACCATTGACACCTTGTAATCCCTAGGTACTCACCATCTATCCTACAGACTGAAATATATTCTTCATCTATCACTGGAGTAGATGGACAATCATCACATTCTGCAAGCGCTATATATTTCATACTTCTCCAGTTCAATATCAGGTTGGTACCAGTATATCAGAAAACCGCTGGATAATTTAGAAAGAGCTGGATAACCCCAAATCAGCACTAGCTGCTTCCTAGACTATTTAAATAAAGTTTATTCTACTTCTCCAGATGTGTCAAATAAATAAAGTTCTTTCCTCTTTCAGATCTAAGTTACTAGTACTAGTTACTAGCTACTAGCTACTAGCTAGCTAAGATATATCTATATATAAGTAATCTTAAATATAGAGGTATTACTAGTACTAGTTACTAGCATGCTAGATTGCTGGGCACGCCATTACAGGATACCGCGAAGAAATCCAACTTCCAACCTCTGAACAGATTTTTTTTCTGATATACTGATTTCTATGACAAAACTCATTGGACAAGCGATAGCCCATTTCTCCTGGAGCCTCATGGTAGGCGGTGTGTGGTGGTTTGCTTTTAAAATAAACGGAACTGTGGTAGGATACTTTAGTATAGTGGTAATGATCAATGCTGCATATTTGCTGGCTGCACCTATAGTGGCGGCAATTAGCAAGGAGTGATACATTGAAAATAATTCCAGCAACAGGGCAAGACATATCAGACATTCGTGAGATGTCGCTAACGGTTAAGCTTCTGCCTGAGCCTAATGATGGTTTGGTTCCGGTCTTTTATATGACTTCTCCAGCGGATGACTATCCTATGACAGTAGGACATCTCAGATTGATGATCACAGGGCTTGAATTGGCTATAGGCGGTGTGGACTGCATGATAGGCGGTTTATTGAAATCTTTAAAGGACAATGCTTTAGAAAATATGAAAGAATGGTATTCTGTGGATGACTCTACAGATTTAGAGAGAATTTTAAACCTTATATCCAGCTTAGAAGAAGATGATGAGGAACTCAACGATTAGTCATCACCCTTCACCTGGCGGACCTATGTTGGGTCACGTTAGGAAGGATTTTCCATACCCCGACAAGCAGTGTGCTCTTTGTGAGAGATCTCTGCAGCTTGTTAATGCGATTCACTCAGATCAAGACGTATTCCACTACAAGGCAATTTACGTTTGTGGCTATGAATCTTGCCCCGCTTTTGATTATGACGGTCGCAAGGCGTATGTTAGGTTGTACTATTCTTCCGAGGAGGCATATATTGTCTTTGAGGATATACTTTTACCGGTTTATGGAAGACGAGAGAAGACTGATGATGACGATTAGCCAGAGAGTCTCATGGGTGAACGACCTGAGCTGGCATGGTATTTGGGTTTTAAACGATTGTCCGGTAAACTAGAGCCAGAGTTATTGGAGGGCGACAGTGCCGATAAGTGATATTTTAGAGTATACAAAGGCCTTTCTGCATGGAGGGTTTTTGTGGATATAAATAGTATCTTTGGTTTATCGGCAATCATTGTTGCCAATGTAGGTGCAATAGTAGTCGCACACATACGTCAAAGGAAGAATAATTTAAACAATGTAGGGATTAAAAATGGGAGAGGTGATCTGTTTCGTCAGGTAGGGAAGCTGCAGGATGAGATGGCAGAGGTTCGTGAAGACCTAGCAGAAGTGAAAGGAATATTAAAAGTTTATACATCTAGTATTCCCCATATAGGTTGATTTTTAACCCCAGAAGTGTTATACTGAATTTGAAGCCCCAAGCCCTTGACTATCTACCGCAAGGTTTAGTCAGTTGTGCTTGGGGCCTTTTTTTGTTTTCTTACACAAAATAGTTTATAATGTCCAAGAGGAGTGCCGGTGCAGAGCAACAGCTTGTTAGTGCAGCAGGCCATATAGTTATCCTACCTTGGGACACGCTTGAGGGGTTCGACCCCCCTCCTCCTCATTTCTTCTCAGAGTGTACCGCACGACTCATCCCGGCTGCTATAATGATTGCAACCAATGGAGGGTTGCGTAAATGAAAATAAAGCCAGAACTTCTTGATGCAATCTCCAACGAACAGGCTGTATACTGGAATTCGTCAACGTATGTCCCCAAAGAGGGGTACGGATATGCATTTGCAAAATACACTGAAGCTTTAAAAAAGCTTGGTATATATAGCATTATACCTTCTGACCTGGCTCCTGAGTTGAAGGATGCTATTAAATATCTTATCTATGAGTTTACTGTCGATACTGGCGGCCCCCCTGTCATTAACCACTGCTTACCAAATACATATATCAAAGGTACTGGTATAAACATCGGGATGACATACTGGGAAACAGATACTGTTCCTGAATTCTGGGTGCCTCATATGAACTCAATGGATGAAATATGGACATCTTCAAAGTTCATACGCGGCGTGTATGAGAAGCAAGAAGTGAACAATTCTATTAAAGACTTTAACCAGGGGGTTGACCCAGAAGTATACTGGATGTCATATGAAGCACCCCGAACAGATAAGTTTACCTTTCTATCGTTCGGCTCTCCTTCAGAAAGGAAGAATGCTCAATATGCCTATAATGCGTTTATGGATTTGTTTGAGGGCAATAGCGACTATCACTTAATCGTAAAATCCTCCGGCGCCTGCTCAGTTAGGAACATTAAAAACGGTGAGAACCTTGGGAGTATCTACAACCACCCCCAAGTCACAGTCGTTGACGAGATGATCACAGATGAGGAGATATCTGCACTGTACCGTAGCGTTCATTGTTTAGTTTATCCAACTTCAGGAGAAGGCTGGGGACTGGTTCCATTTACAGCCATTGCATGCGGCACTCCAACCATATGCACCAATGCAACCGCCTGCACAGAATTTGCAGATAAATCAATACCCCTGAACTTTAAGTGGGAGTATACGCATCAGCATAGAGGCGGACAGCATGGCTTATACCAATATGGCGGCAAGTGGGCGGAGCCAGACCAAGACGACTTGAGAGAAAAGATGCAAAGCGTAGCTGATAACTATGAGTCTTATAAAAGTCTTACAATAGCGGCCGGAATGGGGCTACAGAGGACTCACACATGGGACAGGGCGGCAGCCAAGATGGCTATGAGGCTCCAGGAGATTGGAGCAGTCAGTCAGGTTCATGTCAGTTGAGTCAATGGATCTACACCCAAAACACCTATCTGCCTGCTCTGGTATCGGAGCAATCGACCTTGGACTTCAAGCAGCACTCGGAGCTCTCACTGTGGGTTACATCGAAAGGGATGCCTTCGCTGCGGCCATTCTTGTGGCGAGGATGGAAGAACAGACCTTGGATCGTGCGCCTATTTGGGACGATCTCACAACCTTTAACAGCACAGACTGGAGTGGATGCGTGGACATCATCTCTGCAGGCATCCCCTGCCAGCCTTTTTCGTATGCCGGTAAACACGGAGGAACGGCAGACGACAGATGGCTTTGGCCTCACATTTATCGAATTAGTCAGGACTGCAGGCCGTGCCAAATCTTTATCGAGAATACACCCGGACTTGTCGAAAGAGGCCTTTATGAAGTTCTCTTCGATCTTGCCAAAATG